GTTTGAGTAGTCATGGCGGTAGATGTCATATACGGCACCAGAAGTCCAGTTGAGTCTAGGGATCATATGGAACACATCTGTGCTCGCAATACGATTCATAGAGACCATCTGGTTGTATGTGGAGATGAACTCTTCATAGTTGTTGACTGGGGTTGGTGGTGCAACATCGGAGTCCCAAGGTTGCTGTCTACCAACAAACACATAAGAACCCTGCCCCAAAGAAGAGGCAAAGTTCTTAGCGTTGCTGATCCTAAGATCGTTAGTATTTACAGTTGCCATTTGGCGCAGACCACAGTTTTAGTTATTTATGGTGGTCTGCGTGAGTTAGTTTAGAGTGATATAATCATAGTTTTGTGTCCAGATGTAGATGCGATTCTCGTCTGTTGATTCTGATGAGATTAGTAGTTCATACGCGGAGTAGTCCGTATCCGACTCGAAAGTAACATCTAATGGATTCGACTGTGTCTTGACCCCTTCAGTGAAGCGGAAGTCTGAGAACATCTTGAATCCAGCCGGATGCACGATGTCTTGAACAAAGTCTTGGAATTGAACCTGTTGCATTGTGGATGCAATGTTGTATGAGAACCTTTGGTAGTAGTAACTATCCTGAATAACAGCGAAGGTCTCACTGGGCATTGAGGTTGAGTCGATGAAGCGCCCACTTGGTTGGGATGAACCATTTACCACAACATCAATATTCGCTTGTCCAGACTGGATAACTACGCCTGTCGCGCCGAAGGTACTCTGGATGGTTTCGCCTTCTCTTATCTCCCCGCTGATGCGACGAACGGTCAGCACCTGAGTATCTGGGTTCCAGTTGGATATCGTCGCAGTTGCGAGTTGATAACTCTCGGTACCTTGATAAACCAGTTGACCTCTAGAGAGGGTTCCTTGTGGGTTGGAGATGATAAGGCGAGTCTCGACATCTAACTCCGGCGTTAGTGTTTTATCGCTAGTGAGATTGCGTCCTGGGTTGAGCACCTTGACGGACTTGATGCGACCAATGTTCTCGGTCTTGGAGATGTAGGTTCCGTCCGCCTCGATGAGTTCCAGGTATGGTTCGACATAACCAGAACCATTACGGATCATATTGATGGACTGCACAATACCGTCAAGTGTATTGACTACGGCAGCAGCACCAGAACCCGCCCCCGTGGAGTCATAGAAGACTGCAATTGGGTTCACATATCGGAATCCACCGCGTGTGACCTCAACTGAGTCAATCGTTGTACCACTCAGAGTGATCTTAGTCTCCGCCCTATCACTTTGCTTCTTCAGGAGACCAATGGCAGTCGGCAATGACTCATAACCAACACCAGGTGACGTGACTTCGATGCGAGCAACTGTGTTGCGAATGGATAATGCATTCGTGATGTATGAAACTGTCGATGGATTCTCTTCACTGACTGCTAGAATTGCCTGACCCGACTCGGTGTGGATGTCGACAAGGTCTTCATTTGCAATCTCGGTTTCATTAAAGAATTCATTTGTTTGATTCTCCTTACCGTTGACATTCTTCGTAAAGAATGTGAATCGAGTGTTGGGTGTCTCGTCACCAAAGATAATTGTGGGTGGGTGGGTATAGTTATGACCACCTTCGATCATCGCAATAGCAGTAACTCCACCACCATCAACGATGGGTGCAACGGTAGCGAAAGCATAAGCACCACCACCTCCACCACCAGTAAAGGTTACATAGAAGTTGCGCTGGTAGAAGTTACCGGGATCGGTAATCTCAACACCAACAACTTGACCATCGACGACCGTAGCAATACCCTGTGCCGGGCGAACGACACCCGCATTCTCAATGACTTGGGATCCGTTGACTTCTGGGAATCTAGAACCACTGATGATAACTGAGTCGCCATTGCGAAGGTCGTGTGGTTCAACCGTATCGACGGTGTATATGCCACGATCCATATCCACAACTTGGACGCCATGTGGTAGTTCGAGTGTGATACCATTGATACCACGCAGAACATCACAACGAGAGGGCCCTGTGATTGCTTGAATGCGAGCTCGCTCGACCAACTCACCAACGCCAGGAGCGCCAACACGGAACTCAATGACATCACCGGGTTCGAAGTATTTTAGTGATTCGAACCACAGATCTGTGGTTGTGGAATCAGCAGGAAGTAGACTTACATGATCTGGGTAAATGCCGCCATGACCCTCAATGATCTCATCGTTACCGTACTTGGTAGTCAGTACACCACCAGGGTTAGTTGGTACCCACTGAGTGCTATCTTCATCTTGGAAGTAGATGTAGAGGCGACCCGAGACGGGAGACCACCAAAGTGCACCAGCAGCCAGCGCACTACCGTCAATCATAGTTGCTGGTGAACTATCGGAGACCATAACAGTTGCACCTTGGGTGTATACTATTTCATTCTCACTTGTACCATCGTGGGTGGACACATCGCCGGCACCCTCAGCGGCATTTATCCCGTTGGGGTCGGTGGCAACCCACTCACCGCTCCATTCCAGTTCACCTTGCTCGTAGTCAGCGATCTTGTCGTTGTTCCACATATAGAGCATACCGCTATGTGGAGACCACCACAGGTCACCCGGTTGGTTTTGTGATCCATCTGTGCGACCACTAGGAGCCAATGTGGAGATGGTAACGATAGCGTCACCTTGGAATACACTATACTCACGCCCAACAGGTCCAGGTTGCCCAGTTGACAGTTCGGACACACCAGTCAGTGGGCGAATACCAATGGGGTTAGCAGCGACCCATTGACTGGAGTCACTATCTTCGAAGTAGATAAACATACGACCAAGTTCAGAAGACCACCACAGGTCACCTTGTTGTGCGGTATCAGTCTTGGGTGTGGAATATGAGATGAAGGTACTAGCACCACCTGCAATCTTGTCGTACATAATCTGGTCGTTTCCGTCCAGAGATGTGGGGATAGTAATACTGCGTCCTTTCTGATCGAAGAATGTATCACCGAAACGGATAAGGTTCTCAGATGTGACGATGACATCGAGGAACATAAAGAATGAGTCGTATCCCTCAACGACCGCTTCGGCACCGCTGCTAGTTCTGAACTCGTAACCCTTAGTGAAGGTGTACTTTGTTCCAGAATTGAATCGCAAACTAATACGCTGGCGATGTGAGAGCATGCGAGATACAATCTCTTGTCCAAATGCACGCTCGACTGTGACACCATCAACGTGAGTAACGATCCCTTCTGCACCGGAACCCTTAGTATTGGAGTCGTCATAACGTAGGATGTCACCGACAACGGTAGTCTCCGGGTAACCACTCTCAATGACAATTTCCGAAATGGATCCAGATGAGATAGTCTCAACCTGAATGGAAACATCATCACCACTGGTGGGGAGACCAGTTACGCGATTTCTATACACAATAGTGTTATCGACTGAGAACTCTCTTTCGATGATCTCTTGGTTCAGTGATTGGTTCTGGAACTTCTCACCGACAATGTATGGGAAGTATGGGGTACTACCAATGGCGGTAACGAAGTAGCAATAAACTCCGTCTGGATAGATTTCTTTGGGGAAGTCCGGTGTATTGCACGTACGACCGTTGTTCCTATCGAGGATGAATCCAGGAATGCGCTGACCGTTTATGTAGTCGCCGCCTTCCGTCAGCATTCTTTCGGGTACTTCTGTGTTCAGACGACCGATAGAGAATGAGATATCGTCACCTAGGAACTCATAATCTTCGATGAAGGTACCCATTGGGTAGTCATCAACACTTGGTGGGTTAGTACCGATGAGAGATCCACCAGATTGGAGAATATTGCTCCTATCACTCATTTTTGCCCAACCGCTGTATGCTCGTTCGATACCTTCGCTGTCATCTATACCATTGGCGTAACCGAAGGGTCCATAAATGGGGTTGCCATCAAAAGCATAACCGATAATGCGAGAGTGCTTAGTCTCCACATCACCAACTTGGTTGAGGAGTTCAATTGGTGCCCCTAGGTAACCAAATCGAGTACCATCCTCAAAGAGGAACCCATTTCCAGTGTCGAGTGATTGATTTGGGTTGGAATTGATCTGTTCGAGCGCATCGAAGGTGTAGGACTCAACCTTTGCCTCAATAACAGCACCAGAACCTACTGTGATGACCTCCAGGGTGGTCGTATTGGGGTTATAGTCAATACCACTACCAACGACAGTAACGCCTGTTATAGCGCCACCTGAAATGGTTGGTGCCAATATTGCACCGCGGCCGCGGTTCGACGAATCCGTAATGGCAATTGTTGGTATATCGTAGTAATATTTACCACCATTTGTTACTGTGACGCTCAAAATTCTCCCATATCGGTCAAATTTCAGTTCAAATGCTGCATCCTTTCCTGAAGTAACTTCAATTGTTGGAATTTCGGTAAAGAAACCAACACCAACACCACTAACATCAGTAATTCTTCCGTTAGTTACGGTTGGAGCGTAGTTGGCGTTTGGATTTCCATTGACCAAAATAGTAGGTGTGATATAGTTTGAACCACCATTAGTCACTTTCCATTCTGAGACGGCTCCTCTATACAGAATATCCTCAGATTCATTGCTGTAACCGGGACATCCGTCACTAAAGATAGCAATTGCGCCCGGACCCTTCACCAATTGTGTGGTATTGTCTCTCTGTGCGTGCCTTCTTGGGAAAGTATAGCGACCGGCGTGACCCTCAAGGTCTGGGCCAACCGAACCATCAGTACTGAATGGACCAATATTGTAGTA